TCCTCCAGGATATTCGCCAGGATTTTTGAAGATTAATGCTCCGGGAGGACAAGTTACGATTTGGACTTGTCTTGAACCGGGTTAATATGCAAAGGAGTCGTATGGCCGAAAAAAAGCAATACAGTACTCCATTAGAGTTAACATCACCGCACATGATTGGCCAACGTGTGAAAGATGCTCAGTGGTTATTGGCTGGTCATAATGAAATCAAAACTGGTGGACCGCTTGCGACTTACAAAGACGGAGCCATCGACGGTGATTATGGAACGCTCACTGCCCAAGCAACATATAGAGCTAAATATTGGTTGGGTTATCCAACAAATCAGATAAATCGTTCTTTTGGGCAGACAATTTACGAATTGCTTAATGGCACTTTGAAATTGAGTCCAGATAATTTACGGGTGAGAAAGCAAAGGCTCGAAGCAAATGCAACGACACCCGGAGAGAAGGCACTTCAGCAAGCGATCACACAAATTGGAAACGAAGAATCTCCACACGGAAGCAATAGACAAAAATACGGTAGTTGGTATGGAATGAACGGAGTTCCATGGTGCGCTATATTTGCAAGCTGGTGCTTTGCTCAATCGGGTTATAATACTTTTCGATATAGCTATGTGCCTGCCGTTCATTCGGATGCTAACTATTGTCGTAACCGACTTTGTGTGGTTCGTAGTCCACGTCCTGGAGATCTTGCTTGTTTCAGTTTTAGTGGAATCAGAGACGCACACATTGAAATTTTCGAAAAGTGGATTAACGAAGGCAGTACGTTCTCATCGGTTGGTGGAAATACGGGCTCCTCGAGTTTCAACAATGGCGGCGAAGTAGCTCGAAACACAAGGTATACATCTACCGTCGATGCTTTTGTACGTGTCCTCTGAATAGGAATCGACAAAGAAGTTTTCTTTGTAAACGATGTATAAGAAAGGATTTCTGATGGCCACAAAGGCTGAAGTTCCTACCACTGATCCTGTCGATCCGGGCGTCGAGGGCGAGCCTGGAGAGCCTGACGAGGGTACTGAGAACGGCGACGAGGGTACTGAGAACGGCGATAACGACGAGGATAGCGACTCCTCTCCGCAGCAGAAGTATACCGGCGGGCCCATTCCAACTGCCGCGTAATACATTCGAAAAGTGGGTGTAAGAGATGGAAGAAAGTATTCTCATCAGCACCAAGAAAATGTTGGGAATTGCCGAAGATTATACCGTATTTGATCTAGATATTATTACGCATATTAATACGGTGTTTTCCACTCTCACCCAACTAGGAGTTATTTCTTCAGAAGGTTTCGTGATTGAGGATGAGAGTGAAACATGGAGTGCTGTTATTGGTGATAATTTAAGCTATCATGCTGTAAAATCGTATGTTTTTCTTAAAGTTCGTATGCTATTTGATCCTCCTACCACATCATATCTGATTACAGCAATGAACGAACAAATTCAAGAACTTGAATGGCGTTTGAATGTAGTTCGAGAAGGAGACGAATGGGTTGATCCGGATCCTCCTCTTACTCCTCCTCTTAGTGAAGTCGCTTAAGGGGTGATGATGGCATCACAAATCTTTCTTAAAGGCATTAGAAGGCCAGATGGAACCGATGTTGAAATTGAAGCTGGCGAAGATTATACGCAAGGAGTTCCTGGACCGTGTGGACCTCAAGGAAAGCAAGGCCCATGCGGCCCAACCGGTCCTCAAGGAATCGCCGGTCCGGCAGGACCTCAAGGACCTCCTGGAGTAGGAGAAGGGTCTGGAGATCCCGGACCTCCTGGACCTCAAGGTATTGAAGGACCACAGGGACCTCCGGGGTTACAAGGAGAAGAAGGTCCTATGGGTCCACAGGGAGATGTTGGCCCAGCTGGTCCTCAAGGAGTTGCAGGTCCTCAGGGACCAAAAGGCGACCAAGGTCTTCCTGGAGCAAACAGTACAATTCCTGGCCCTGCTGGTCCTAAGGGCGATGTCGGAGCTACTGGACCGCAAGGGCCTCAAGGTATCAAAGGCGATACGGGATCCACAGGCCCTCAAGGACCTCAAGGACCCGTTGGCAATACAGGAGCTCAAGGTATGCAGGGTGTTCAAGGACCTAAAGGTGATCCCGGTGCTCCCGGAGCTCAAGGACCTCCTGGGCCAGTAAATTATCCTTGGATACCATTGTTGACGGCATGGGTTAATCTATCCGGTGCTCCAAAGGGTAGTACATACATCGCCCATAATTCTGATGTTGAAGATTTGGATGCAGGTAAAGCAAATAATGCAGCAGCAGGAATGGCTCTTATTAGACTTGATCCTGCCAATTTTGCTATTTCGAAGAAAAAAATGGTTCTGCGATTGGTAGCATCGTTTATTCAAAACGGAACAGATCAAGCAGCTACAACTCTTACTGCTGGACTGTATTCGTATAATTCTAGCGGTGTGAATCTAACTATCAGTGCTGTCATTGGTTCCGTTATTCCTGGGTCGACTGCTGCACAAGCCGGGGGTGTAGCTAATTCAGAAAATACCGTAGTAAGTTCGATATTTGATGCTCCAGCTACGCCGGATACTTATTGTATGGGAGTAGATCTTCCTTCCTCAAGAGATTCTGTAGGGTTTACTCGAATTCTTTTGCGTCTTGAATACAATTATGTAGATGTATAGGAGGCAACATGAGTGAGCAAGAGACGAAGGTGCCTGAAAGAGTCAGGCAAGATCAAGAACGAGCTGCTGCAAATAAAGCAAGACAGGTCCGTCTAGGTCACGTTTCAGCAGAATCTAAGGAAGATGAGACAAAGGACGCTTCTGCAAAGAGGTCGTCATCACGCTCAAAGCCTAAGGGCGAGTAATTCCAATGGATGTCTCCACGATTGTAGATGGCATTCTCAAAAATCAGGGTGTTGAAACTTTTAAAGGTTTTCTAAGAATTTCTCATATTTCAGAAAAACCGTGGAGCGATTATACAGAAGCTGACTATACTCTTGAACAATGGCACAATGCGTGTTTAATTCATTTGCATACTGGTCCTCCTACTTCAAAAAATCAATGTAAGCTTCCGGTCAAAACTCCTAATGGTGCACTGAATCGAAATGGAGTTCATGCGGCAGCTGCGGCATTAGCTGGAGCTCGATCTCCTCTTAAAGCACCTCCTGAGCAAAAAGCAAAAGCAGCGAGTGCTCTTAGACGATATTACAGTCAACTAGGAGAAACTCCTCCCGATTCTTTGAAACAGTCGGATAATTTGATTGAGAATATTCTAGCACATCATGGAGTTAAAGGTCAACGTTGGGGTATTCGTCGAAATAGGGATCATCCTCTTTCAACACTACGTCGTCCTTTTGGTCGTCGTCCAGTTCATCCTGACGCAGAAGCAGCAAAAGTTATTAGAAAGAAGAGAAAAAAGCAGGGTATCTCATCTCTTTCTAATCAAGAGATTCAAACTTATACACAGCGTCTAAATCTTGAAAGTAATCTTAAAAGTGCAGAATCCCGTAAAGCTAAACATAGAAGTGAAACTCTTAAGCTTTTGGGGGAAGTTGGAAAAGTTGCTATCACAGAAGCTGCAAAAACCGAAGCAGGAAAAAAAGTTGGAGCAGAATTAAGAGCTCGAGTCAAAGCTGCAGCGGGGCGATAGAAATGATTAAGAAAAGGGGGTTAGCGTGGGTCTGTCTAACACGGCCACCCCGAGTTATTATGGTCGGTTTCGTGAGGCAGTTCTCCGCGGAGAGATTCCAGTAAACCGAGAAATCTCCATGGAGATGAATCGAATCGATTCACTCATTGCTAACCCCAATATTTTCTATGATGATCAGGCTGTAGAAGGATTCATTCGTTATTGTGAAGGTGAATTGACTCTAACTGACGGATCTGATCTTCATCTTCTAGATTCATTCAAACTTTGGGCCGAGCAAATCTTCGGGTGGTATTACTTTGTCGAACGTAGTGTCTATGTTCCTACAAAAGATAATCACGGTGGTCATTACGAAAAACGACTGATTAAAAAACGTTTGACGCTCAAGCAATATCTAATCGTCGCTCGTGGTGCAGCCAAGTCCATGTATGCGTCGCTCATTCAAAGCTACTTTCTGAATGTGGACACATCGACTACTCATCAAGTTACTACAGCACCGACTATGAAACAAGCCGAAGAAGTTATGTCGCCATTTCGTACGGCCATCACGCGCGCACGCGGACCGTTGTTCAAGTTCCTCACAGAAGGATCGTTGCAAAACACTACGGGATCTAGAGCAAATCGTGTGAAGCTGGCGGCTACGAAGAAGGGCATTGAAAACTTTTTAACGGGGTCTTTGCTTGAAATTCGCCCTATGGCCATCAATAAGCTTCAGGGGCTTCGTCCAAAGATCTCGACGATCGACGAATGGTTGTCTGGAGATCTCCGCGAGGATGTAGTTGGTGCAGTAGAGCAAGGTGCATCGAAACTCGAGGACTATTTGATTGTAGCTATTAGTTCGGAAGGAACTGTCCGAGCTGGTTCAGGCGATACTATCAAAATGGAGTTAGCTGACATTCTCAAGGGAGAGTATCAAGCACCTCATGTTTCGATCTGGCACTATAAACTTGATGAGCTCGAGGAAGTTGCCAATCCTGCAATGTGGGTTAAAGCTAATCCAAATCTTGGAGCGACTGTTTCGTATGAAACGTATCATCTGGACGTTGAACGAGCTGAGAAGGCTCCAGCTTCTCGGAACGACATTCTTGCCAAGCGCTTTGGTATCCCTATGGAAGGTTATACTTATTTCTTTACTTACGAAGAGACCCTTCCACACCGTCACAGAGAGTTTTGGCAAATGCCTTGTAGCCTCGGTGCCGATCTATCTCAAGGCGATGACTTCTGTGCGTTTACTTTTCTCTTTCCGTTGGGACACGAAAAGTTTGGAGTAAAAACTAGAAGTTATATTACCGAGCTTACCTTGATGAAACTCCCTGCAGCTATGCGGCAAAAGTATGACGAGTTTATTACTGAAGGAAGTTTGTATGTTATGTCTGGAAACATTCTAGACATGATGGAAGTCTACGACGATTTGGATGCATTCATCCAGACATCTGAGTATGACGTTCGTACACTCGGTTACGATCCATATAATGCTAAGGAATTTGTTACTCGTTGGGAGGCAGAGAACGGGCCGTTTGGAATTGAGAAAGTAATTCAGGGTTCCAAGACCGAATCGGTTCCGTTGGGTGAGATCAAAATTATGAGTGAAGAAAGACTTCTAATTTTTGATCAATCACTTATGTCTTTTGCTATGGGTAACGCAATAACTATGGAAGATACGAACGGAAATCGAAAGCTTCTTAAAAGGCGCCAAGATGAAAAGATTGATAAT